TTCTGATCGCCATTTGGTCAAGATTTCGAGAACAGTGCTTGACTCGGATTCACGTCCGCGTACGCTTGTTCTCAACTGTACCATTTCGGTACCCCGTTTGGGCATTGCCCGAACGGATGTTGATAACAGTATCGCGGAACTGAAAGAGTTCTTCAGCACGGTGAATGTAGATGCCCTCATGCGAGGCGAGCTTTAAGCTCTCCTGTATGAGTGACATGGGCTAGGAGGCGAACGTGGAAAGACGAAGCCAGAATAGCCTAGTTATTGCAGAAATGCAAGAACTCGCATCCAGCCTCTTTCTTGATCTTCAGCGACACCACCCTCATCTGAGTAAGGACCTGCGCCGAGATTTGAAAACGCTTTTGAAGCGCTCAAATCATGAAGGCATAGGTTTCTTGACGCAAACTTTACCTCTGATCCCAAAGGCACTTGTTCGTGCTCTGGAAACAGGCAGATTTGTTTGTCCGCAAGGATTCACAAAACTGAAAGGTACAGCAATCCCCCGTTTTATGGGAGGTATGCTGAAAAGCGTCTTGAATGATGATGGGTCAGTTAAGTCGGAAGCTGATCATACCATTATAGTTGATCTAATCCAACTTGGGAACCTGTTCTACAAAACGGATCTTCCTTTCAGTCGCGAGAGCGAAAGAAAGGTTATCCAAAACTTTGTAGACACAGAAACTGAGTTAAAGGGGTTACAACTTGATGAACATGACCAACTTCTTGATGAAGCTGCAGTCCTTGTTGAGCGAATTCTTAAGGGTTTCGACCCTATGGAAATTACTCCTCGACACGGGCCAGGTTCAGTCGCAACGCGCGAGAAAGGACCTGAGAAATGGACGTTTAAAAGGAAATATAGTAGTATTCATAGGGTTTATCCTTATTATACTTACTTTGTTCCTTCTAGGATGTCACTCCTCAGGTCGATACGATGTTACCGGGAATTGGACCCTCGCGAATCTGGAAGAGCACGAGTTGTACTTGTGCCCAAAGATTCTCGAGGCCCCCGGCTCATCTCGATGGAACCTCTTGAATACCAATTCATCCAGCAAGGAATCGCAAGATCACTTGTTAGACATTTGGAACGAAAGAGCTCTATCACGCGCGGTTCAGTGAACTTCACAGATCAGAGTGTCAATCGATCCTTGGCTCTGTATAACTCCTGTTCTAGGCGTTATGCAACCTTGGATATGAAAGAAGCATCTGATCGGGTCTCAGTAGTGTTAGTACAAAGAGTCTTTGAAAGAAGACCAGATGTACTAAGATCACTGCTAGCGACTCGGACGACAGAGACAGAGTTACCAGATGGCACCGTACTTGCTTTAAGCAAGTTTGCGCCAATGGGTTCTGCTCTCTGTTTTCCTGTTGAAGCTCTTGTCTTCTTTGCACTCTCGGAGTGCATAAGACGACGAGATGGCATATCTGGAAAAGTTTACGTGTATGGTGATGATATCATCATACCACGTGAACTTGCCCCAGTTCTCTTCAAAGAGCTTCCAACCTACGGGTTGAAGTTTAATGAAGATAAATGCTTCATTGATGGGTATTTTCGTGAATCATGTGGCATGGATGCATACAAAGGAAATGTATGTACACCTGTCCGCATGAGGCACTTAATGCCTCGATCAAAGAAAGAAGCATCGGCCCTTGTCTCTGGCGTGGAGTTTTCCAACTACCTCTGGGAAAGAGGTTACTGGAATGCTTCCACATACGTGAAGAATGCTTGCGAAAGTATTCGTCACGTAGGTGTCGTACGGTCTCCAAAGGTAAACTTTGGAGGGTTGTCTTATGTGTCCTTTACTACAAAGGGCGTCATCAGAGACAACACCGTACGGATGAGATTTAATAAAGGTCTTCAGAACTTCCAATTTCTTGC